AATGGGAGGAGGTTTAATGCAATTAGTCGCCTATGGTGCCCAAGATGTCTATCTTACCGGTAATCCTCAGATTACCTTTTTTAAAGTTGTCTACCGCCGACACACGAACTTTTCCATGGAATGCATTGAACAGACCATTAACGGAACGTCGACGTTAGGTGCTTCTAAAACAAGTGGAACTGTCACTATCTCCCGCAATGGTGATTTAGTCCATAAACTTTATGTGACTTCATCCACTACAGGCATTGAAAATGGTAGTGCTATTGTAAGTGAAGTTGAACTTGAAATTGGTGGTCAACGTATTGACAGACATACCGCCGAATGGATGCAAGTTTGGAATGAATTAACTACCCCCGAATCTAAAGCAGATGGGTTAAAGGCGATGACTGGTGATGTTGGTGCTACTGGAACTGGTGTTACTGGCACCGGTGTAGGTGAGGTTCATATTCCTCTTCAATTCTGGTTTTGCCGTAACCCCGGTCTTGCTCTTCCTTTAATTGCGCTCCAGTACCATGAAGTTAAGCTTAAGTGCACTTGGGGTATCGGAACTGCTACTGTTGGTGCAAATGCCGCTGTTAAGGTATGGGCCGATTATATCTACCTTGATACTGATGAACGTCGCCGTTTTGCGCAAATATCGCATGAATATTTAATCGAACAGCTTCAATTTACTACCGTTGGCACCAGCACTGGCAAAGTTCAGCTTAACTTTAATCACCCCGTGAAAGAACTTATCTGGACCGATTCCGCTGATGGAACTGGTGTTAAAACTAAGCTTACCCTGAATGGGCATGACCGTTTTGCTGAACAGACACCCGAATATTTCCAGCTTCGTCAGCCCTACGATCACCACACCGCTATCCCTGGTCAAAACATTCCCGTTAACGACCGACCACAATTATTAAGTACGCCAATTGATGGAACAGTTGTTACACAAGTGACCTCAATAACTGAAACACCTGCGACTTCGGCCGATGAAGAAATTGCGGTTGGAGGTGCTCTTGCCAGTTTAACTAATGCTGCTACAGCCATGGTAGCAACTGACGCCGCAACAAATGTATTAGGTGCGCAAGCGGCAGCAGGCCAAGGATTCGTGATTAGAGAAGCACTTAACAGTGCTGCGATAACATTTAAAACTGGTGATATTATTAGTGTATATCATAATGATATTAATGTAGATACTACTGACTCACAACGTTCACAAATATACCAGGTAACAGCTTGTACTGGATTATTAACATTAGATGGCGCCACTATACAAGGTGTTTCAGTTGATAGAAGTATGACAGTAGGTAATACTCATGTAGGAGGAGATGCCGTGATCGGGGTAGGTGTGGACCAGTTAATTATCACCTTAATTGCTCGCACACAAGATGCGACTTGCCGCACATCCAAGATGACCAATAAGATTAACTGCTACTCTTTTGCCCTGAAGCCCGAAGAGCACCAGCCTTCAGGAACCTGCAATTTCAGTCGTATTGATAACGCCAATTTAATTACTACGGCAACAGCTCAGCCTACAATTGGCACCATCTTTGCCGTTAACTACAACGTTCTTCGCATTATGAGCGGTATGGGTGGTCTTGCCTACTCCAACTAAATATTGTAACTAAATATGTATATGTATTGGGTATTTAAAAATATTTAAAAATAAAATTACAAAAAATATTATATATAAGAATAATTATAAGAATAATTATAATATATTTAGGAAATAATTCTATTTTTTTTTCTTTGTATATAGTATAAAAGTAAAATGGGAGGAGGTTTAATGCAATTAGTCGCCTATGGTGCTCAAGATGTCTATCTTACCGGTAATCCTCAGATTACCTTTTTTAAAGTTGTCTACTGCCGACACACGAACTTTTCCATGGAATGCATTGAGCAGACCATTAACGGAACGTCGACGTTAGGTGCTGCTAAAACCAGTGGAACTGTCACTATCTCCCGCAATGGTGATTTAGTCCATAAACTTTATGTGACTTCATCCACTGCTGCCATTACAAATGGTAGTGCTATTGTTAATGAGGTTGAACTTGAAATTGGTGGTCAACGTATTGACAGACATACCGCCGAATGGATGCAAGTTTGGAATGAATTAACTACCCCCGAATCTAAAGCAGATGGGTTAAAGGCGATGACTGGTGATGTTGGTGCTACTGGAACTGGTGTTACTGGCACCGGTGTAGGTGAGGTTCATATTCCTCTTCAATTCTGGTTTTGCCGTAACCCCGGTCTTGCTCTTCCTTTAATTGCGCTCCAGTACCATGAAGTTAAGCTTAAGTGCACTTGGGGTATCGGAACTGCTACTGTTGGTGCAAATGCCGCTGTTAAGGTATGGGCCGATTATATCTACCTTGATACTGATGAACGTCGCCGTTTTGCGCAAATATCGCATGAATATTTAATTGAACAGCTTCAATTTACTACCGTTGGTACCTCCACCGGCAAAGTTCAGCTTAACTTTAACCACCCCGTTAAAGAACTTATCTGGACCGACTCTGCTAATGGAACTGGTGTTAAAACCAAGCTTACCCTGAATGGACATGACCGTTTTGCTGAACAGAGACCCGAATATTTCCAGCTTCGTCAGCCCTACGATCACCACACCGCTATCCCGGGTCAAAACATCCCTGTTAAAGATCTTCCTCAATTTATTGAGCCTATTACACTTGCAACAATTACTCATAATGCAACCGTGACCTTAACTGCTTGTGCAATTGGTAGTGAAGCGACCCCTGCAGGCCCAGAAACTGTAATTACATTTAAAGAAGCTACCGTAAATATGCCTAAGGTTGGAGATGTCCTTTATATTGCGTTAGGTAGTGAACATACAGCTGATAGTGCAGGTTTCGTCGATCAACCTACTTATCAGACCGTAACTGCAGTATCTGCTGCTACTGACCCTATAGTTACAATATCTCCTGGTATTTTAGGGACCCAAATCCCAGCGGGTTTTACAAACGCTGATGGTCTTACAATAATCATTGT